CCTAATTTCATGGCGGCCACATTTAAAAGTGTGGCGTCACCTTATGCCCGCGATGTTATCGTGGGTCAGACTGGTGACAGGAGGATTGACACGTAGTAAGGTTCTACAGGCGGCGCACTTCGCTCAATGGACAGCGAATATGGTACGCAAGCAAGGACGCAGGGGGCTAGTCCTTCATCTGAAAACCGCGCAAGTAATGCTTATGCAAAGCTTGCCTGGATCAGAGCTGCATCCTACCTCTCGAGCAATCGGGAAAGTAGGCGTGTCGAAGGGTGGAACTGGAATCCCTAGGATAATTCCTGCGTACGCGCGGATGTATATCCGAAGGGGAGACCTATCCACTATTCGGTTCTGGTTGACGATGTTGGGTATGTACAGGATTCTCCTGATTAAGGCTCCCTTGAAAATACAAACGATCACAGACCCGGGAAGACAGCTTTCAAAAGCGTTCTTGGGCGAGTGGTGCGCGTATATAAGGGGGAGCTTTCTGAAGGAGTTGAGAGTGCATACAGGGTGGAAGCTTCTTGATATCTCGACAGATGTCTTGGAGCGACCGTCTTTGGTTGCCATTACTAAGGCTTCCTCAGATTCAACCAAGATCCAACTAGGCGACCGAGATGAGTATTCCACATCTTTTGGTGCCCGGTTCAACTCAGCGAGCCGCTGGGTTTCCGGGGACTGGGGATGGGAGCTGTTTCGATACCTCTCTCTCCACCCTGGAGGGACAGGTACGACTCAGTCTCTATGGAGGAAAATGGAGGAAGTCGCGGCTATCGCACCACTAGCCAGAGCCTCTTGGGCGGAGAAGGATCCAAACAGAAATGTGGATCCTCTCGAAACCGGTAGAGGTGCTGACTGTAGCGGTAGACTATCTGTGAAGATAGAACCTGCGGGCAAAGCCCGGGTTTTCGCAATAGTTGATTATTGGACGCAGGTAGCCTTGAAACCGTTGCACGAGTGGATCTTTTCCGTATTACGGGAGATTCCTCAAGACGGGACCTTCGATCAGATGGAGCCTATAAAAGGGCTCTTGAAGAGAGTTGGTCCTGATCAGAAGATTTACTCTTTTGATCTTAGTGCGGCGACGGATCGGATACCTGCGCTAGTGCAGGGTCTGTTGTTGGCCCAAATATTTGGCCGTCAATTCGCCACAACTTGGAGAAGCCTATTGATCCGGCGTAAATACTACTTAGGTAAACTTCGTAGTAGATTGCTGGGTCTTAAGAGCCCATGGTTGACTTACGCTGTAGGTCAGCCAATGGGGGCCTATTCAAGTTGGGGAATGCTAGCTCTTGTGCACCATGCTATGGTGCAATTCGCTGCGAAGCGAGCGGGGCACAAAACCTGGTTTGCCCTATATGCTGTTCTCGGTGATGACGTCGTCATTGCTGAGGACGGAACGGCTAGGGAGTACCAAGTACTGTGCGAAGAACTAGGTGTGGAGATTGGTTTGGCCAAAAGCCTTATCGCCCAGGGAAGGACCCTGGAGTTTGCTAAGAAACTCTTCTTTCGAGGAGAGGATATTAGTGGACTGCCTATCAAGTTTTGGGCAGCCGCTCAGAACACGATGGGTGTAGCCCATGCCTTATCGGCCTGGTACCCAACCGGGTCTCTGTCAAACTTTGTGCGGGCTCTCGGCATAGGGTTCAAAGGAGCCTCGAGGGTAGATTCGGCCTGGGGGAAACTTTCCCCTAGGATCCGAGCCCTCTTGGTGCTTTTGACTCACCCTCTTGCTGGTGGACGCTTTGCGGCGCCGACATGGGTTGATTGGCTCATGTCGCGCTCTGCGGTAAGTTTTGGTTTTGACCAGAACAAGCTAACTAATTTCAATCCGTGGGCCGATGGCCTACTTAATGAGATTTTGTTGCCGGCTCGGGAAAGAATAGAGGATCTGCAGAAGGATATTTTCTTCTCAGTGAACCTAAACGACCCCGCCCGGCGAGAGGTGGATTCAGCAGCCCACAAGGCTGTTGTTGAAGCGCAAACGTCCATCGATAAAGGTGAGGAAGCGATGAAACACTTGATCCGATTAAACATAAAGTTTAATATAGTACAGTGCTCGGCCATCCTTCAACAGGTGACCAAGTCAGCTGGAAAAGTCGAACTAATCAGTCCGACCGGTATACAAGCATTGAAACGCCCAAAGGAAGTAAAGGTCGTGAACTGTGTCGACACGCTGTCGATATGGACACGTCTTAGAAAACGAGTAGGCGAAGTACTTGACTAGCGCTGAGTACCCGAAAGGGAAGGGGGTGCTAGGTTTCGTTTAAGAATCCTGAAGAACAGCTGGGTGATCGATCTCAAAGTCGGTCATTCTTCTGAAGTGTCACTTCCTCCGTAAACCTACTCCCCGGTCCTAGGACCGGGAGGGTAGATTGTAAACAGATGAGTGCAGCTCTAAGCAC